GTCTGACACGCATCACAGTAACACGCATCGGTGGCCCCTTGGTCTTGGCGGTCATATTCTTCTTCAGGAACTCAACAGTAAACGTGTCCTCTAGCTGGCGCTTGAATGAAGCGTAACCAAAACTCGTAGACGCGCAGTAGGATTTAAGCAACTGCTCCTCAATGAAATAGTCCACGTAGCCCTTGGTCATGCCGTGCTCCACACGCCCTAGAATCTTGTTGCGGGTAATTGACTGGTCAATGGTCTGGCCGTTACCCAACTCAGCCATCAAGCCGCCTTCGCTTGGGCGCACTACGATAAAACTGCCGTAACTCTCACGAGTGTAGGCGTTCAGTATGTCTTCTGCGTTACGCACGCTGTTCTTCATACTGGCACGCATGGTGGCCACAACCTTCTTAAAAGCGTTCAGGACAGGGCGCAGGGGAATCTCGACAATGCCTGCGGCCTTAAAAGCATTACGTGCATGCACTGCGGTTCCGATGCCTGCCATCCAGAAGCGCTCATCGTTGGTTGCGTTGAACTCTGTGTACATGGCTGTCACCGCTTCGCGCACAGAGGTAGGGAACTCATCCACGTTGTTGACCATGTACTCAGCCAGCTTGTAACCCGCCACGCCATAGTTGTGTTGCAGAGACTTGATGATCTCAATCTCATGGGGCTCCCATGACAACTCTTCCTCGAAAGTAAACTCAAGCAGGCGGCGAAGCTCGCCCTCAGATGAGTGGTCACGGCCACCAGTTAGGTAGTCCACGACGTGCGTGTTAGAGGACATCAGGCACACAGTCATCCATGTCGAGAGATTCAAGCGCTCTTTGTTGGAGCCAGACTCCATACGCTCCTTGCCCCGACCCTCGGTCATGTCCAAGAGAAACTCAGGCAACCACTCGGGGGCGGCTCGGTTCTTGGCGGTGATCTCATCCGTGATAAGCGGATGGCTGTTGAGCAAGCCTAGACGTTGTTGCATAGCCACAGGAGAAGTGCTCTTACCTGTACGATAGTGCGTTGGGTGTCCCCATACTGAAGCAGCCGCTTCGAGTGACAGCGTCTTGCCTGTACCAGACTCGGTACTAGCGCAATGGTAAGTCATCCCGTAGATACCAGTGAAGCGCATGAATGGCGCTCCAGCACCGGCAAGGATCACAGCAATGTGCCCCCACATCTTCTTGGCAATCAACAGATTGATAAAGTCACGCCATGCTTCCATCGTGCCCTTGGGCTCGGTGTTGACTGTGATGTTCTCCAGACCCGGCATCGGAACCTTGACTGGCGGTTTGCCTTTACTGAAGATGCGCCCTGCATACACGTACGTGTTGTCAGTCTGCCAGCCATAGCTGTCAGGCACCTTGATGGCAGGTTTGTTTGTGCTAGCTTCTTCCACACATGCCCTTATGTATTCAGATAAATTTTTGTCATTGCCTGCGCCAAATGCGGCCACGATGTTCTGACTAGCCAGCGACTTAACTGTTTCGTCCTTGCTGACGATGGCTTTCTGAGGCATCGTAATGTTCACCGCGCCATCAGGTTTGAGCGCGATCATGTGTACTGTGTGGTCGTTGTTGCTGTTGAGGATGTCGACTACGAATAGCTCATACGGCAAGAGCATGACTTGCTTCTTAGACTTGTTGCCCTCTTCGTCTTCCACTGTGCGCTCCATGAACGTGCCGCCGTTGGCTCCGTAGGAGTAGCCGCGTGGCGGTGTTGGGCGCATGACCTTGATGGTTTCTTTCTCGGTGACTGTGCTTTCACTTGAAAGTTTTACCTCAATTTCTTTCTCCTCAACCTCGACAGCCAACTCACGACCTAGGATCAATGGGTTGGTAATCTTGCCCCAGTGTGTACACGTTGGGCATATACCGGGGTTCTCGGAGTCCATCTTGATGCAGGGGTACGGGCCTTTGATGCTTTGCAGCTTCTGGTTCATGCGCTCAGGCTCGTACGGGTGCATCTTGCTCAACCACACCGCCGCCTTGTTGCCATCCTCACAGACCTTTGTCCATGACAAGAGTCCTCTCCAGATCGGCTCCATGCCTTCTTCGGTCGCATGTTCAACGTAGTTGGCCAACTGGCCGCAACCCCGATCGTTCTGCGTGGCCAGCCAAATTGGTTTGAACTTGGTTACGCTGTTTTCAAAGAGCTTGACACTGGTCGCGGACACAGGAGTGGCAGCAGACGGACGGGCTCCGGGAAGGTTCAGGGAAGGTGTAGCTTGCGCCTCGTACACAGAGCCGACAAGTTTGTCCCTGACTAGCTCAGCCAGTATGTCAAAGCTAAACGTGTCACCCACAGTTAGTAGGTGCACAGGGCGCGGCGTTGCGTACTTCTTCTTGAAGTTGGTAGTCTCGGGCACACGCAGGACTCGGGCGGCATCAGCCGTCACAGTCATGTCAATCGCCAAGCCTTCCTGTTTGCACAGGCGTTTGAAGTTCTCGGCCACAGGCTTCCAAGACTCGATAGGCACAGCCTCAGTCAGTGGCCAGTAGCAGTGCAAACCGCCACCAGACGCCACCACGTAGGGCGTGCCTAGGGTATCTAGTCCTGTCTTATCCAAGAAGGCGTGAAGCGCAAGCGCGGCATCTTTCTTTGAAACGTAGCCATCCATGTCGATGAACAGGGACTTCACGTACCTAGCGTTCACGGCTAGACGGTTGTCCTCGTCACCGAAGGTAGCCAAGGCAAAGTAAATGTCAAACTTGCTGTCGTGCCAACGTTTGATTGGCGCTGTGGTTTCTTCCAGAGTATGCACAAAGGCATGCTCCTTCTTTGTAAGTTCTGCTACGCAGTACCGACCAAATTCTGGCGGCGGCAGAACAACCGCTAAAAACTCAAGCGGAGTCATTGAAGTCCTTGGTGGGGTTACTGGAACAGTTCTAGCTGTCGAGCGTCTTTAAGTTGGGCGTCATCAGGAGGAGCCAGTACCGTCAAGCGGCGTAGCACTTCCAGTTGCCAATCTTTAGGCAGTCCTGTATCAAGTTCAATGAGTTCGGCGCTAAAGCGAATCAGCTCTTGCGTGGTGAGGGATCGAGGTTGTATTCCGTACATATTTTTCTCCATGCCTCTTCTGCTGATTGAGAGGTCTTCATTATGTGAGTTAAGAATTCGACGCGGTCACGATAGGCCACAAACACTTCCGTGCCTGTAAACCAGTTGTAGACAGTCTGTCGAGAGACGCCAAGCGCATAGGCAATCTTTGTGACCGGAAAGTCATGGTGGATCGCCCAACGCCCAAGCTGGTTGCCCAGAGACTTGGGTGTCTTCGCTACTTCGTCAATGATTTTTTGTGAGTAGGCCATAGTGGTTTAAGGTGGGGGTACTAACTGCTCGTCTGCAAGCTAAAAAGCCTTTGCACAGCGTTCCCCCCGATTCAGTTACTCATCGTCCCAGTCAGCAACGATGTCGGCCAGCTTGTTCTTCTTAGCTGGAACGGACTCAACCTTGGCCGCGGCTTTGCGCACTTCGGGTTCCTCTTCGGCCTCGACCTCAACGGCCTTGGCTTTCTTGGGCTTGGTCGCTTTGACTTCGGCCATAGCTTCTGCTTCGTCTTCATCAAGCATAGCACCCATGGGGCGCTTGCCTTCAATAGCCAAAGGTGCAGGAGCTACAACGCCATCAGCAGAGGCAGGGGTAACAGCCACGGCCTTCTCAGCGTCCTTGGACTTGGACTGCTCAACCGCAGACTCGTACTCGTCATCAGTCAACCAACGCATTGGGCTGAAGAACAACTTGGGAGACTCGGCCTTGGTGTCGAACTTCATGCGCGTCACAATGGCGTCCAAGTTAACGGGAGGAGTCTGAGCCGCCATGTAGCGAGCGTATGCCTGCAATGGGCGCTTGTCGCCGTCTTCCTTGCCGAAGATAGATGTGGCTGGCAGGGTGACCTGCAAGACATCACCATCAGGGTTGTTAGCCAAGACCACAGCCAAGCGCTGTTGGTAACGGCAGGCACGGCTTTGACCATTGCCAGACCCAGCGATGTTCTGTGGGCATGTGGTGCAACTCGATGACTGCTTGTTCTTCACGCCTGCATCGGGCTTCTCGCCATCAGCAGATGTGCAGTCAGGGGCGGCTGCAGCCGCGTCTTTGTCGTAGCCACCAGCGTAGAAAATACGGCTGACCTTGGGGGCGGCTTTGACGATGATGACGTCCAAGTGGCGGTCTTCAATCGAGGCGATCTCCTTGCCGCTTGCAAGCAGGCGGAACACGCCACCCTTGATGGAGACGCGCTTCATGCCGCTACCGGCGTTCACGTTACCAGCCAAGGCCAAAGTTGTGGCAGAAAGTTCTGCGTTCTTAGCGAAAGCAGGAACGTTTGAGGGGTTGAACATTGCAATATTGCTCATTTTGTTTTCCATTTAAGTTGGTTTGCGTACAGAGATGTCATACTCAGATGACGAGTTGAGTCCGGGCGGTACGACCCCGGGGTTTTCTTCTAAGAACTGCGCCATGTTGAGTTGCGCGATGCGCTTCTCAAGCAGGTCAATGGCCTCGTGCTCGATCATGAACTTCTTGAACGAGTCCCAGTCTTGTGTGGTATAGCGAGTTTTCACAGACATGACTGCTGTGCCCTCGGTGGTGCGAACAGATGTGACGCCCATGGCCTTCATCTGATCTTTGATCGCGTTCTTGATCTCGTCCTGCTGTGCCTTGAGTACTTCCGCTTGGGTGTCGTACGCTTGGGTCAGTTCGGTCATACGCGTGCGTAGCTTGCGGTATATTTTCACAAGCCTATCTAACGGTATCGCTTCTTCTTCCATTACTTCTCCTGTTATTTTGTTGTCTAAGGTTGGACAGTTTACACAGATTTTTATACGTTGCAAGCCCCTTTCAAGATTTAATTTCGGTTTCGAACATGTCGGTCAGTAGTAAGTTATCGCTAACTTTCTCTCCCAACGCTTTAAACATCTTCTTCTCAATCGGGCTACCCTGAATGTGAATCACGGTAACTTTGTCTGAGTCTTGTCCCTTGCGGTCAGCACGCGCACAGCACTGGATGTACTGCTCCACGCTCATGAGTGGCCCATAGAACACCACAGTGTCAGCGGCAGTCAGCGTGATGCCATGGGCAGAAGCCGCAGGCTGCATGACCAACACCCGAGGGTTCGGCTCGTTCTGAAAGCGGCTGATAGTTTGACCGCGTTTGCTTGGTGTGATGTCTCCGTGAATGCACTCATTGACAATGCCCTTCTTGGTGAGGTAGTTGTGTATCGTGTCGATGGTGCTTCGGAACAATGCGAAGATGATGACCTTGCGATCTGTCTCGTCCAGTATCTCCTCAAGCACAGCAAGGCGAGGCGCTGAGTCAAACTCTACAACTTCCTTGTCGTCTGTGTAGGCCGCACCACAACTGATCTGCAAGAGCTTACTCACACCAGCGGCGGCATTGACTGCCGTGATGGTCTCGCCTGCCGCCTGCACTAGCATGCGGTCTTTGAGCATGGTGTAGTACTTGGCTTGTTGTGGTGTCAACGGGACTTCACGGGTCATGGTAACGACAGGCGGCAAGTCTAGGCACTGTGCTTTGGTGTAGCGTATCGCTGGCTGTAGAGCCTCGTGTACTTTATCCTTGGCGTCGTGCTTGGGAGCCCACTTGAACGTGGTGATCTTGTTCATCACCTGATCGCGCCATGCTGTGTAGAACTTGGGCACGCCCTCGGGGTTCACTAGCTTAGCCAAGCCGTACGCATCGACAGGCGACTGCGATGCCGGCGTTCCGGTCATCATCCACAGGTATGTGTTGGGAGTCAGGATCGAGTTAAGCGACTTCCATCTGCGGGTAGTAGGCGTCTTGTATGCGTTGGCTTCGTCCACAATCACTAGGTCAAAGCGGCCATCGTTCTTCACCTCGTTGGCGATCAAGTTAAGACCTTCGTAATTCGTTATTACAATTTCGTAATCTCGCTGAATCATCTCGATGCGGCGACTAGCCTGCGCATGGTGCGCGATAACGGCAGAGCGATGAATGATGCTGTTGTTGATGTCACCCATCCATGCGCTGTGCATGATCGACAGGGGGCACAAGATGAGAACCCTACGCACCTTGCCAAGCTTCATCAGGTAGTCAGCCGCCCATAGAGCAGATAACGTCTTGCCAGTCCCTGGTTCTGAGAACACAAAGGCCCTACGGCACAGCGTCAAGAACGCTGCCGTCTCGATCTGGTGAGCCATGGGCTTGTAACGCCCCGGCCAGTCATAGCGCCTAGTGATAGGCGATGGTACGTTTTTAACGCCTAAGTTACGCAACACCCGCGCTTCGTCAAGACCCCAGTAAACAGCAACATCGTAGCCTCCGTCCGAACGGGGCGTTGTCAGGCTCTTAGGGATGATTGAGTACTTGTGCGGGTTCCTTGTACGTAAGATGATTGCTTTGTCTTCTACGATTTCCATTGCTTCTCCAAGCTATTATTTTCCGTTGTCGCTCTGGTTGGCGCTCTTACTACGCAGGCGTGTGTTACCTGTTACTGACTTGCCCCCTGCACGCAGGGGTTTGATGTGGTCGATGTCCTTGCCTGCACGATCAACACCCTTCTTGTCATAGGCACGCCGTGCTTTCTGACGCTCAACTTGATCGGCTGTCTCGCCTGTTTTCTTTTGCAGTTTGTAGGCGTGCTTATAGTCACGCTTGCCGTTGGTCTGTGTCATCATTACTCCTAGTGTTTAGGGTTGAACTCGCATCCGGTGACCTGACACCATCCGCAAAGTGGGGTTTGATTGGGGTTCCATACATCGTTCTCAAAGCATGCTTCGAGCCGCGCAGTACGCTCACGATACTTCCACCAGAAGGCTTCAGTTTGATCTCGTGTCATCTGCATCTTGACCATATCATTTTTGACAATGAACAGCAACGCAGAGTTGACCTTACGGATGTGAGGAAAGTGAGAGAAAACCATAAGCGACATAAGTACAAGCTGATCTCTATCGGGGTACTTATTGTTGCCAGTTTTCCAATCACCCACCCACGCCGTAAGGTTCTCATCATCGATGACCAAGATGTCCGCGATGCCCCTGACCCATACGTCTGGCGCCTTCCAGTTGGTAGGACGCAAGTCCACAGTCAGCGCCATCTCGTACTCAGCAAGCGCTCGTCCGGGTTTGTTCAGCATAGCGTCCACCACAGGCTGGAACTGCGCATACTCAGGTGGTATCGGCTTCTTGTCCCTGATGTATTCTTCAATGGCCTGATGTACCTGATTGCCATAACGCGTGGCCTCAGTCTCTTGGAAGGGGTACTTCTTTAAGACCTTGACCTCGTGATACCGGCGTTGGCAGCCCTCAAAATCTTTTAGGCTGCTGTGTGACCATGCTGGTTTTTTCATTCGAACTTCGCTGTCTTGATGGCTACTGTTAATCGGTTGGCGAATTGTGTGACAAACGCTTCGTTGCGGTTCAACTCGTGCTGTCCCATGTCCTCCAGTATGGCGTGTGTGACTTCGTGCCAGAAGGTGTCGGCCAACTCATCCTTACTGAACTTACGCCCCGTGATGTTGCTGGTCTTGCCGAGCCGGATGCACTGCTCTGGGTAGAACGTGCGCCCCATATCCCTGCGGTGAAGCATGGCTTCCACCACCTCCACGCTGTACCACTTCCTGCCGACTCTCATTTTTGTTGGTAACTTCATACTTCTCCTTAGTTTTTTGCTAACCCATATCTACGGTGCGCACCACCGTCAGCGTCCAATGGAATGCCCGGCATATAAGGCGGCTCCATAGTCATTTGAGCCAAGACCCAAGTCTTAGCTTCTTGCACCTCTGCGTCAGGAACCACAACGATCTGCTCGTCATGCACTGTTCCCGCCACAAAGTATCTCTTTGCAGTACGCACCATACCATCAGTCATCACGCATCTCGCTACGCCCTGCGTGACATTGTTGGTTATTTTCC